TCCAGTAACTCCGCTTGCTCCAGTAGGACCTGTTACGCCTGAAGCTCCAGTAGGACCGGTAACTCCACTTGCTCCTGTAGGTCCAGTTACACCTGAAGCTCCAGTAGGACCAGTTACTCCTGAAGCTCCTGTAGGACCCGTTACGCCTGAAGCTCCTGTAGGTCCAGTTACACCTGAAGCTCCAGTAGGACCAGTCACGCCTGAAGCTCCTGTAGGACCCGTTACGCCTGAAGCTCCTGTGGGACCGGTAACTCCGCTTGCTCCTGTGGGACCGGTAACTCCGCTTGCTCCTGTGGGTCCTGTTACGCCCGAAGCTCCTGTAGGTCCAGTAACTCCGCTTGCTCCTGTGGGTCCTGTTACACCACTTGCACCCGTGGGTCCTGTTACACCCGAAGCTCCTGTAGGTCCATTCATAAGAAAATATTTCAATGTTTGCCATTCAGTAACACCATCGCCAACTTTCATCTTATAGGTGTCAGATTCGATACCGGGTTCACCAGCACGGAGAACAGTTGGATACGCAGCAATCCATTGAGCAGCTGTACCGCGTCTCAGCTGAAACCTAACCTGGGTGGTGGACATTTACTTGTTTATACACACTTTTGTATTGACAGCTGTAGCGTTCGTTGCAGCAACACCACTATCTAAGTTCAAGATGTACGTCTCTGTTACACTGTATAAATAATTCATTACTGGTTCAAGCGGGTCAACGCCGTCGAACACGGTTACATCCTCGTCAGATGAAGACCCAGGTCCTGTGGACTCAAGTAAATCAGGTTCATTGCTCGGAGTTCCACCTATGAATAGGTCAGCAGGAGCGTTATCAGTGAGATCACCAGATTCATAAAGAGTTTGTCCAGTAACAGGGAATGGTATAATATCTATAATGTCAGAAATACACTTGGTTATTGCTGTTAAAAAGTTAGCTTCCATGGATCCATTCGTTGACCCAATTGATGTTCGACTTTCATGAATAGGAGCGGCTTTACCATATTTATGATTACCAATAATGGCAACACGTCTTACTCGTTCTGTGTACATTGACGCATCGTGTGTCATCGACACAATTTGCCGTTCTTTTCCTGTCGATTGCGGAACTAACAACCCTGGTAGTTCCGGAATTGATTCGTGTTTTTGAAGAGTTCCTCCTCCATAAAAGATTGTGAGGCCAATCAATGCGGCCACAATTGGGAACAACATTATCTACTTGGGTACAAAACTTCCAGCTGTAAAAAACTGTATCTGATTTGGCGGTATAAACATTCCCAAACGTATGAGACGTCCAGTATCTTCAAACGCAGGAGCATCGAATATTTCGTTCGTATCGGGATCTAAAATGATCAGTGTGTTTTTTAATAATACACGTTGTAAGCGCCTCTTCTTACGAACAACGTTACGTAAGTAAAGTGTATCTTTCTCATCAGTTTTATAGGATGGATTAAATGCTAAATCATCACTCGTTGCTGTTGTATCAAAACGCATACACTGAATAATCGGATGTTCTTTTGCATGTAGTTTACGATGGATCTCACAATCAATCGCAGCTTGCTTCAGTAGCAAAGATATGTTCTTGATAATACGTCCTTTCTTGTAAGCAACTTCGTACAAAAATTCATCGCTCGTCATAAAAGCATCGCGAGGTTCACCTCCTTCGTAACGTTTGAGAACCATATCATTTCGTCGAATCAGAACAACGTTGGGACCTTCACCTGTAACTGTCTGATCTTGAGTAAATACTGATAGATACATTTTTACATCAACAGTTCGGTCGGGAAGAGGTAATGTGGCATGTGAGCAAATACGAATAGCACGGCCAATAACCTGTTCAATGCGGGCAGGGTTCCAATAGGATTCCATGATGAGAACGTTGCGAACATTACGCAGAGTAATACCTTCAGCTCCGGCACTCGAAGCCATTAGAACACATAATCTTCTTTCTTTGATTGAATCCTTAAGCGATTGTGGGATATCTTTTTCTTCATTAAAAATTTGACGATATAGTTCGCGAAGTTCTTTATCTTTGTCACCCGTGCCTCCAACGAAAAGAGCATATGCAGGAACGCCTTTCTTCATTGAAGGATCTTCTTCCCACAATCCCTGCTTTTTGATCAACTTGTATTCCTGAAATCCGTTATATTCTAAAATAGCAGAGAAGATACCCAATCCTTCAAGAGAACGATACTGTGAATACACAAACTGATTGCGATAGTCGCCGTCTTTTCCAACATTCTTCTTTAAGTCTTGAAGCATTCGAAGCATTTTAGGAGAATAAATTTGTAACGCTTCATCTGACAGAAACTTCTTCGGTTCTTTCTTGATATTTTCAAGAACTTCAGGTTTTTCCAAATCAGATTCTTCATTTGTTACTTCATCTGTAGTAACACGCATTTCGGGCGGCAAAGAATAGTTACAAACAAGACGAGATGCCATACGGTATGAACTAAAATTTTCATTCATATCACCACTACGACCCTTTTTTGCTTCACGCTGTATTTCAATCCAACGTAGTTCCAAATAACGCAAGAATTGTTGTTCAGACATTGGGACTTTAACCAGTGTATTCTCTTCGTCGATGCGTTTGGGAAGTAGACGTTCATCAGCACCTTTGAAGTAAGAAACAAGACCTTGAATACGCTTTTGAAACAGAAGAGCATTTTTGATACTCAAACCATCTACGAATGTATTCATGAAGTCTTCATACTTAGTTGGTAAGCATTCGAGTTCTTCTGTGATATACTTATCTTCTTTTGATAACTCAATACCTGCAAATTCTGTTTCAAATCCGGATTTCCAATCGGTTACCCACTTTTTAATATTAGGTTCTTGCTCGTAATCTTTGTTATACTTTACTGCAATTCGTTCATTCTTTTCGTTGTAGACGCTTTCAAAATGAGGAGGATTACGAGTCAACATAATAGTTCGCTTTACTGAATTATATTCGATCGTGTCGACATCCTTCATACGACGAAAGTACGCAGTCATCAAGGATTCATCCCATGAAACTGCAGATGTAGTGGGGATTGTTACACGTTCAATAGGACCACGTAGGAGATTCATCAAGTAAGCAATTTCATTCGGTCGGTTCACTACAGGTGTACCAGATAAGCAAACAACCTTACAATCTTTTGCTTTATAAATCATGTTGTAAATCTTTAATTTGAGTTCGAGTTCTCCAACAGCATAACCAATAAAGTTGTGAGCTTCGTCAATAATCACAACAGAATCATCAAACATATGTGGCTGATCGGCAGGAAATATCTTTTCATAATTTGTCTTGTTGATACCGTTATAGTTAATAAACGTAAAGCGCTGATTCAGAATATCGTCTATTTGTTCATCAATTAGTTTCGTATCGGGTTGTGATAACGTATTATAGTTCGAAGGACGTCCACTAACATTCACGAAGAATTTACCATGACTGTCTAAAAACTTCTCTGAAATTCCCATACTAAGACCTTGTTTACGAGTCTCTTCATTCAATCCCCTTAGTTCCCAAAATTGTTCATGTTTATAGATAGGATCACCGCACTTGCGAATTTCACCACGATAGTTATCCTGTAGAGAAGCTGGTAACATTACAAAAACTTTCTTCGTATTTAGAAGTGACTCCGCTACTGCAATTGATGAACATGTCTTACCTGAACCGAGACCGTGATATAGCAATAGTCCACGATAGGGTGATTCGAGCAAGAGATAGTCCCTGACGATCTTCTGATATTCGAACAACTCTGAACTATTTTTTGACATGTCACCCTGTCGCTTACACATGTCCTCCTCGGAGTTAGCAGTATCCAACGGATCTAAATTAGCTTTCCGGTACTTCAAAAAGATTCGAGTTACCGAATCTGAAAAGGCCTTTCTATTCGGAAGCACATACATCCTCTACTTATTTTTGGAGAGGAATTGATAATGGAGGGAACTATCCGTAAGTCGCCTAAATTGTGGATGCTTGTAATTTATCTCTTTCTTGTAGCGGGATTCTTATATATCAAGCCGTCGATTGCTTTCGGTACTGAAGGTCGAGTCCGACCCTTCGGAACCAAAGATAAAGAATGTACTGTATTTCCTGTTTGGTGGTGGATGTTTACTTTCGCAGTAGTTTCTTACATGACTGTGGTCTATATTTTGGATTATAGTTTATAACAAAGCGGAATACTTTGAAAATCGAATTTGCTGGATGTAAAATTGATCTAAATTGCTATAAAGATGAAAAGGACCCTAGAGGTTTCAAATGGTCATCTACTGATGGTATTGATGACCCTAAAAATGATCTATACGAAATCGTTATTTACTGGGAATAATACCACTTTCCCTGAACAAAACTAGCGCTTGTAGTTAGAAAATCAGTAAGTGCTTTTTTATCACGCTGAAGTGTTGTGACATGTACAAAATTAAAATCCTGGTTTTTCATCCACTCGTCTGGATTATCGATATTGATATTATGTATTTGACGTTCTTTCAAAGGATACAGTGCCAATTCAGGCGATCCTTTGACACCACGACTGTCTTTAAGCAAATGAATATACTCTGCTTTATCCTGCAATACTCCCGATTTTAATTCTTTCATCAACTTTGTAGAATCGGAACGGCCTAACCCAATCCAACCCACAACATCTGGATATTTTTCGATAAACGTTTCACTCAAACATGCATCATATTCGCGACCTTTCAAGCAAGAACGGCGTGTCTTGTTACAACTCTTGACAACTCCTTTGCCACTCAGCCGCTGTGCTTTCGTCAATTTTGAAGGTTCCACCATTGAAACTATTTTTACAGTATGTTTCAACTTGTAGACTTCAACTGTTGGAATCATTCCTAAGTATTCTGGGAAGATCTCTGCACTAAATGGATCAAAGTAGAAAAACACATTGTACTGTGGAGGAATACAATAAGATCCATCCTCAACTTTTACTCCTGTAAAATCGGTTAATTTATCAGGAACAACTCGGAACAATAATGTTCCTTCAGGTAACTCTATAAGAGGAACCTTTGTTTTGCCAAACAAGGCCATTATATTATATCACAGACATTCCGATAATAACAAAACCACGTATCTTAAACTTTTTCATTTTAGTAACCGGTAGATCTTTCAGGCGATCAAAATGGTAATTTGCAGGAAGCTTCATGAAGATATAGTCTGGCTTCCATTCTTCTTTCAGAACCCGTTGTAGCAATAAATCGACACGTTCCTCGCCCAAGTACAAATCCAATTCTTTAGTTAGTTTGTAATCGGGTCCGCCCCACGGAGGATCTAAGTAAAGTACATCTGTCTTCCAGTTGTAAACCTTTGTGGAATCACCATGTGTTAATTCAACATTTTTCAGTCCAAACACTTCAACGTTGTTTTTTAACGCATCAAAGTTTTCCTGGTTCATTTCAATTGATTTCACATCTTTGAAATGTATTCCAAAGAGAATTGTATCGCCACCAACATTTCCAGTCAAATCTGTAATTGACTTTGTTTTGATCCCCTTGATCATGCTCTTCATATGAGCAAGTAGTAGATCACCATCCTTGCGTTTAGTGATACTGTATTCTCCTTCGGGAGTCATTTTTAACTTTGAGTAATCCACACCTGCTTTTTTAGGGAACAAAACTTCCATTCGCCCCCTTCCAATATGACGTCGTGTACCATGTCTTATCTGACGCCGCGTGCGCCCCATTACTTTACAGCTCATAGAACTTTTACGAACGAAGCGTTAATATAATTGGATATCAATGCATTCTTTGCAAATTCATATCCTTCTAGAGCAATCTTCTTGTATTTAACATCATGATCCTAATGCAAAAAAGGTTACTGTTGAAATTATTTCTTAAGAACAGATGCATTTTTGTTCTTTTCTTCGGCCTCTTGTTTTTGTTTGAGTTCGGCGAGAAGTTTTGTTTTAAACGCAGTCATTTCTGATGTACTTGGTACGCATACTGCACGTTCTGTATTATTTATGTTATATACAGTCATTGGCCATACAATCATCATCATTAAAAATCCAACGGCATATATTGATGAATTATAAATCTTAAATGGATCACGTACTATTTGAACTGTAGTGGCAAGAACATATATTAATGAAGGACCCACTGCCCATAAGGCACCTTGCATTGCGCTTGTACCCATTCCTGTCTTTCCACATTGCATCAGACTAGATAGCAACGAAATACAGAATCCAGCAGCGAACATAAGTCCGAAGACTGCAAATGTTGATAAACCTAATGTTGTCCAGTCCATTACTTTTCTACAAGAGTTTCAATTGTCTTTTCGATCGTACTAATTAAGTTTTTACGTTCTGTATAGTGAGGTCGTGTAATTGCCTTTGACTCGGCAAGTGTCTTCCATGCAATGGCAGAAATCTCCTTCTGTTGCATAGACGTGAATGGTTGTTTTAGATCAATTTCCATTGATGCAACCAGTTTTGCAACAAAGTAGATATGCATGTATTTAACATTATTGGTCCCCGAAAAGACTTCGGTAAATCGCAAATCGCGACAAACTGCATATGAACTTGTTGGAATATTTGTCTCTTCCGTGAACTCTCGAACAGCACAATCTAGATCGGATTCTCCTCTTGCTCGACGACCTTTAGGAAACCCCCATTCTGGTTCAGTGTAGGTAGATGCACATGATTTAATGAGTTCGGGACGGTTAAGTATATTATATTTTTCCTTTGAAATTTCATATTCCATCGAATGGACATCTTTACCAGGACCCCAAAGTAGAGTCCATAGCGTATCAAACTCTTCCTCCGCAATTCGTTTCTGTTCGGAGATTGTCATATTTGAAATGAGTTTTTTCATATAAATTTGGTCACCTATACTATACTTTCCTCGCAAGAATTCGGTGTAACACATACTATCCTTACGTCTCACCATGAGAGCGCTTACCGTCTTTGGATTCACCGGAAATACAAGTGGTTCATAAATACCCCTGAGCAGGATCAAACCACACGAAATAATTGGTTCTTTACATCCCTTAAATACGTGTCCTTTTTCTCCGCAATTATTACAATACATTGCTTATTCAACGGCCATTGAAGAATTCATCCGTTTTTTACTACTGATTTGATACAAATGGGAGGAACAACTTCTAAACCTCAAATAGAAGCTCCTGCGTTTGCTCCAGACTATTCGAAGGCACAGTTTAGTGCTGATTATGTTCAATCTGCTTTGGATCAGGCAACAAAAATAGCTCAAAAGTCAGCAGAAGATGCATCTACTCAACTTGGTGAACTAGGAAGTGAAGTGTCATGGCTAACAACCGGTGTATGGTCTCTCGGAACACTATTATTTTTAGCTAGTGTTGGATTTATCATTTACTATGTTCTTTTTAAGACTGGTGTGGTTAGCAGTTTCTTTGGTATTACAGAAGGTGGAGGCGGTGGACGTAGTTTTCTGTTACATTCTGCTATGCAAGATGGTAAGGATGTATCGGGGCCGATAGCTAAGTTGATTGTTGGTGAAACTTTAAATATCTCACCATCGATATCATCAACACTATCGGGTGTAAATGGGCCAGTATCTGGGACAGCCCTTCCAAATCCAATTATACTAAATTATCAATTTTCAGATGATACTGTAACATATACGTATTCTATAACCGATGACAGTCAATCTGTAAGTATTTCGTCAGCTAACAATCCGGGAAAGGCTAGCGGACAATCTACAGCGCCTCCTAGTCAGAAAGCTACTTCACCAAGTTGGTTCAGTTCGTTATTTGCCGGAAGTGGTGGATCCGGTACTCTAGTTTCAAGCATGCTTGACGCTACAAATTCATCAGTTGTAAAAGCTACGAGTGCTCCGCTATCAAGCGGTGGCACTGGTGCGTATGGTATGCAATGGTGGATGTTTATTAAGGATTGGAACTATGGTTACGGTAAAGATAAACAAGTACTTGCTCGTGCCGATCCTACCAATACTCAAGTTCTAAACCCAAGCGTTGCTCTTCACCCAACAGATAATACTATGCGTATAACAGTTTCAGTATTCCCAGACGAGTCTGGAAGTTCGTCTAAGACACAACCGGCTCCCGCTGGCCACACTAGTTCAACCGATGATGTCTTCGTTTGTGAGGTACCTAATCTTCCTTTGCAGGACTGGTTCTCTGTTTCGATGACAGTTTTTGGGCGTAATTTAGATGTATATATTGACGGAAAGCTAGTGAAGTCTTGCTTGCTATCCGGTGTTCCCAAGCCAGCATCTGGCGACATAACCATGGCAGGGAATGGTGGCTTCTCAGGTTCCTTATGTAACTTTAATCACTATTCACGTATGTTAGTTCCTGCTGATGCCGCGAGTTTCTATTCTGCTGGAACAAGTTGCAAGAGTTCTACGGGCCCTTCTACTGCAAGCGCAGCAACCGGTTATGCAGTAAAGTTTGGAGTTTATGATACTGTAGGTAAGAAGATTCAGGAGTATACATTTTAGCAATACTTTGAAACATCAAAGTAAAAATTCATTTCAGGGTGGATACATTGAACTTTCTTTTTATCACGATAGAAAACTAATTGTGAAGTCTGATCGTTATTATACAGATAGACTTCATCAATCTCGTCCAACTTCATATACACTTCTGCATTTTTTTTCATATGTTGATAAATATCTCGTACGATGGATTCATCCGTTTGCTGAGCAATACGCTCTTTTACGCGTTTTAGTACTGTAGATAATTCGGCATATGTCATTGCAAGAATAATTTTATAACCATTCTTTTTTGCATGAGCTATTTCTGCAATCATTGCATTTTTATTTCGACATGTTGCATCGCGGAACATTGAATAACCTTCATCAATTGCTCGTTCTGTGACATATGACAATATTTTTTGAGCCATCTCATGGTTGCCAGTTAACAACCGAATCTTATCAATACTTATGTATACATACGATGTTCTGATTCCGGCATTTTTTAAAAATGATTCCTTACTACTTGTTTTACCAACACCTGATGCTCCACAAGAAAAAATAGCTAGCTTATGTTTTGTAGGTCTGCGTGCCGTTGACGTTAATCGTTGAAAGACTTCTTCTTCCATTATATACTTATAAGAAAGTCGGGAATTGGGCGTTTTTTATAGGTTACAATATTACGAGTTTTCATCTTTGATTCACGATAAAATCGTTTATACGCCACAACTACATCTTTATCTTTATATTCATCCGGCATAGCTTGAGGAGGAATTGTAAATTCTGTGTTTGGTATCCCTTGTGGGTAATTTGCAAATAGCCAATCAATATGGGCTTCTGTTTTATGAAGTTTCGTTTCTCCGTATCTGAATTTGTACTCTTTACATAACTCTTTAGCAAGAACACATAGCCACAAGTAGTTCTCCAAACTAGTCCTTACCCATTTGGAACAAGGATGATTCATATGAGCCTTTTTATACGCATTGGGCGGAAGAGGACTTTCTAGAACCCAGTGAGCACAGTATAGCATTTGAGCCGATTCTATAATCATTTTTATAACATGCTTATCACAGTGTAATTGAGCAGCTTCATATGGATTTAATGAAAGAACAAATATGTTCATTTTTTAAGGCTTTCCATTAGCTTCAACAAAAATTCGTTTTAGATTACAATGAAGAAGTACATTCTGTTTGCGGTTCTGGCTGTTATAGCCTTTATTGTATTTTCTTCGCTGAGAGAAACATTCACATTTGCTTCACCAGGTCAAACCGTAATCCAAAGCACAATAATAGATGGCAAGTCTAGCTTTGATAGCAATGTAGCTTTACCTGAATCACTTAATCAGGATAAAGGTATAACATTTTCATATTCTTGCTGGGTTCGTATCGATGACTTTACATACCGACCTGGTGTACAGAAGGTAATATTTACAAAAGGACCTACCGATCTATCATCGGCTTGCCCATCTCTCTTAATTGATGGAAACTCCAATACACTGCTAGTTAAGATGGATACATTCGGTTCAACTGAAATAGTTCCGATATCAAATATTCCTGCAAAGAAGTGGTTACACGTAGCTATTGTGGTTGAACAAGAAGCTATTAATATTTATATAAATGGTATTCTTCACACACATCATTCAATTGTCCAACTGCCCCGTCAAAATAGTGGAACGGTTCATACTGGTGTAAATGGTGGGTTTGAAGGTAAACTTTCTAATCTAATTTATTATAATTATTATCTTGCGCCGACAGATATCCCAGCTTTGATGAAGAATCCTCCTCAAACAGATCCTGCAGATGGTGTATCTTCAATGCCTCCTTATTTTGATATTAGCTGGTGGACTGGGCGTTGACGGTAAAGCACTTGAGTGGTTTACGATTTATGTATAGCAGCTAAACTGGCACGAGCTGCAGCAGCCTGATCAGCTTGAGCACTCATCTGTTTGTTTGTATCATCAAACTTTTTAGTCAGAGCATCTATCTTTGCGTTTGTTTTTGCAAGTTCCTGCTCTATTTTGGAAGGCGCATTTGCCAAATGTTCTTTGATGATACCTGTCTTGTTCATGATTGTGTAAAAAAGCCACAAGAACAACACGGGAAGTAACATTCCAAAAAAAGTCTTTCGCTTCAACATTCTTACTTCTGTATAAACAAATGAGTTCGCAAGCTGTGAATACAACTGGATACTCTGGTTATACAACTGCTAGTTCTGGCAATGCAAGTGCTAATGCAAAACTAGGTCAGATCCCTCTTCGCGATTCTTCTGATCTTACAAGACAACTTCGTGAGCAAATTATTTACCGAGAAAATGCTGCTGCAAGTCCGATTCAACCCGGTGAAACCGAAAACAAATGGTTGATGTACGGTAACAGATTTCGTCTATCTTATTTATATGGTAAGCTAAAGTGTCCTACTGCTTGTTCTGGTTCTGGTGAAGTTGGTGGCGCTTTTAATGGCAATGGTGCATACGCTACTGTACCCGTTGGAGCTACATACGGTGGCTCTTAAGTGTTTTAGTTGTTTCCTTACGAAACTTTTGGCGACGTGTTTTATCCATTGATGTTGGTGTATATGTAAAAAAGTATTCTAAAAATTCAGGCGATGAACGGTTCTTTCCGACTTTCTCATACAATTCGGATTTTTCAACACGCATATCAATTAATGACTTCTGTTTCCCTATACAGGTAATTGGCGTCAACAAACGATAGCGTCTAGCATGAGCCTTCTCATTTGCCAGTTCGACCAAATTTTGAGCAGCACATAGGAAACGCTGTTCGGGAATGTCCTCGAGAAAGTGATCCGGTGCATATGTAACCGCCAGGAAGAATTGTAGCAAAGTAGGAATACTTGCGACATAAAGGCCACCCGATGTTTTATGATAACTGTGACAGGCAGTTGTTTCGTATAGACGAATTAATACGAGACCGGTTTTCTTATCTTCAATATCTGTGTGGACTGGAAGAAGTTCCCCATACGCAGGATATGATTTTGTTTCAACTGATCCTTTTTTGTTCAGAACATCTTCAAATAACTTAGTTGTTTTCTCGATTGATTCGGGGGTTACTAAAACATCTAAAGGAAGCTGCCATGAACGGTTTGCGCCTTTTTTCTGTAAACTCATGCCGTTAAATCCAAGTAGAACTGCGTTTTCTTTTATTAGAATTGATTCTAGTTCATTCTTTGTTTCAGTTGAAATAAAGATTTCACTAAGATCATCGTGATCTTTTGGGCATGTCATTGGATAGTGTTTGTTCAGCAATTGCAATCGAGTGTACACTTTCTTCCAACGTTCTACGTAACCTTTAGGACGAGACAGTTCTAAATAAACTGCCATTCTCAGAAAGTTGGGAGGAACATAATGGATTCCATTCTTTTCTATGCTATTTTTCCAAAGAGTTTCAAAAATAGGTTTATCTAGATGAGAAACATCGGCAACACCGATATATTCTGCAAATACCTTAAATGTACCCAAGTGTACACCAGGTTTAACCTCAACACTCTTAAATCCAGAATCTGTTAGACGATCCGCTATTTCCATAGCATGAAGCTGCGGGGTCGCTGTAAAGAAATCGTAATCTGGAATATCTCTCGTGGGGTCATAAAACTGATCTTCTTTGGGTAAAAGATTATTAATAGCTGTTCCACCGTAACATAATACACGATTCTTTTTAATAAAGTTCTCCACTATATCGAGCGCTTTAATAACGACGGGATCACTTGCGTTTTCTTTATCAATTTGGTCCTGGGCTATGCTAGCCGCTTTTTCAATTGTATCAACCATTATTTTCTAGTATGAAAAAGTATGGAGGATTTCTTTCTGTTAAAAAGCAAGGATGACTAAACGAAAGTCACGGGAGAACGCTCGCGACCGCAAGTGTTCTGCTGATCTATCCGATGATGGAAAACCTCTTCCCAAAAAGCAGAAACCAGCTGATTCGGATTCTGATACAACATGGGTCGATGATGATACTTTGCAGAACGAATTGCCGGCTGTAGAACAACAACCGCCTATTTATCTAAATATTCATATTCATGGCCAGCCCCCAACTACAGATTCCGAAGAAGAGGAAGAAGAGGAAGAAGAGGAAGAAGAATATCAAGAACTGCGCAGAGGACGGTCATCTGGTATTTTTACCGAGACGCGCTCAAAGACAAAAAATAAGAAAAAGCAAAATGAGATACCGTTAAAGCTCACACGTCAAGAAGAAACGTATTACAATTCGTTACCGAAGGCACAGAAAAAGGATATGCTCGATGTTATGAAACGTATTTCTACACTTGTTCTTGATGATGGAGTTATACCATACAAATTTAAAATATTAAGTCTTCCTATTCCAGATTATACTAAATCAACCGTAATCAAGAAAATTATGGCATTGTCTGAAATGCCATCGGATAGTGGTGAGTCCTACAAGCTAAAAACATGGGTAGATGGATTTCTGCGTATACCATTTGGCAAAACAATTCCTCTACCAGTTAAACTCGAAGATGGTACGCCAAAGTGTACCGAATTTATCACGAATGCTCGCAAGAACATGAACAAATCTGTTTATGGAATGGTTCCCGCAAAGACACAAATTTTACAAACAATTTCACAGTGGATCGTAAATCCTGATTCTGTTGGTAACGTAATTGCTCTTCAGGGTCCTATGGGTGTTGGTAAAACATCTTTTGCTCGTAATGCAATAGCTGAAGTTCTACAGCGTCCTTTTGAATTCTTCTCACTTGGTGGTGCTTCCGATATTTCTAACTTTATTGGTCACTCCTATACGTATGAAGGATCTATGTGGGGGCGCATAGCAGATTGTCTCATGCATTCGGGGGCTATGAATCCCGTTCTGTACTTTGATGAGCTTGATAAGGTTTCAACAACTCCTCATGGTGAAGAAATTGTCAGCATGTTGATTCACTTAACGGACCGCTCTCAAAATACACAGTTTCATGATCGTTACTTTTCTGGTATTGATTTTGATGTATCTCAGTGTTTGTTTGTATTCTCATTTAACGATATTGATAAAGTACATCCTATATTGCGCGATCGTATGAACGTTATTAATTGCGGTGGTTATAATGAGACAGATAAGCGTGTAATTCTAAAAGAACACATTTGGCCGCAAATTGTGAAACGTTTGAAGTTTAAGGAGGGCGAAGTCATGTTAGATGATTCTGCGATTACACTTCTGATATTAGATCACTCAGTGGATGAAAAAGGAGTTCGTCATCTAATTCGTACAGTTGAAAGTATGATGACACGACTAAACATGTTACGAGTTGCAGATGATGAAAGTATGAAAGAGTATTGTTTTTATATGAAAGTGAAATTTCCATTAATAATTGATAGAAATGTTGCTCAAGTACTGTTGACAGATATTGATAAAAAAGAGAAAGAAATTTGGCGTAGTTTATATGCTTAAACCTTCATCTTCTTGAACGGTCCGATTCCTAGAAATCCCACAAAGAGATCCTTGTCATCTGTCGTACGATAGACGCGCTTGCTGATCTTGTTGACCAGGTACGTGTTTCCGTCAAACGGAACCTCATCTAGTTCCTCGTCTCCATCTTCAAAATACCACATACCACTCTTGGCATGCCAGTAATTCCCATCGCCAAGCGGCTTGAGAATTTCTGTCTTCTTGAATTCAGCAATCTGTTCACTGCTACAGCTCTTCTGTAGCTTTGACAGATCGTAGCCGTGCGCATTCGACAGCTTATTGAGATCCGGCGGGTCATCCTGACCGGCAAACGGAGAACCGCCTACCTTTGCAGGTAGATCTTCCTTCTTCTCCTCGGGCTTTCCCTTGCTCTTCGCAAAGAGTTCTACATAATATTCCACTTTCGGATTCTTTCCGTATACACTTGCATCAATTCCATTGATATACTCAATAAACTCCTTGCGAAGAGGCTCTGTTAGCTCAATATCACGAGCCTTTAGAGCGTTGGAAAGCTGTGTCTTCATTGCAGGATTTAGCTGCGGCATGTTCTTCTTCTTCTTTTCAGTTGGCTCCTCCTTCTTGGCATCCTTCTTGGACGTCGTATCTACATCCTTCTTCTTGACCTCCTTCTTCGGCTTCTCAACCACTTCTTCCTTTGGAAGCTGGTTCTTGAGAAACGCAAGGAGCATCTCGACGTTAGCGATCTGAGTAGTTAGATCAGACATCTTGTATTTGGTAACATTTTGACTTAAAAAGTTAAAATCCGTTTTTGAGAAATTAATAGAGAGGAATATCCTCGTTCCATAATGCATCAAACTCATCTTCATCTTCCTTCTCTTCTTTGGTTAGTTCTGCATCAACCTCTTGTAGATCAGGGACGAATCCATGAACCTTCTGACGCAACACAGTCTGTACCTGAACAAGGATGGACCGTTTGAATCCAAGATCCCAGCGGGAAATCAGACGCGAATCAATCATTGCACTCCGGATACCCTCCTTCCAGTATGACTGATTCGCCGGCTCCATTTTACTCTTCTAAAATTGAAGCAATAAAAAATTCGTTTTTGTAAAATTTACGCCTTAGCAGTCTTTGCCTTGGCCTTGGCCTTCTTAGGCTTCTCTTCGTCCTTCTCAGACTCTGCAGCCTTATCAGCCGCTGCAGCCTCACGGGCTGCCTTAGCTGCCTCGCGGCCAGCCTTCATCTTTGCCTTCTGCTCCTCACTCAGAGTACGCTTTGGCTTCTCAACAACATCGATCTCCTCGAAATTGTTATCTTCGGCACAGTAATCCTTAAAGTAATCCTGTAGCTTTGACTCGTTGAACTCATCGAGTTCGTTGACATAATCCTTGACACCCTTGATGTGACGCTTCATGGAAGTCTCGTCCGTGTCGCGATTATTCGCATCCATGGACGTCTTCAGCATGTCAACGCGCTTAGCACTCATCTTAGTAATGTGTGACATTTTGTCTGTATTTGAGATATATCAATGTGAAAACTGTCAAATCCGTTTTCAGAAATTTACGTATAAATAGAACTCTTTTGAATCATCTGTTCACATAATGGACTCGTGGTATCCTTTTGTGATCGGAACTGTTATGTTCCTATACATTCAATCATTTAATCGTATTGCAAAGATGTATTTCGAAAGCGGGAAAACAATAGAGTGGAGAGATTTCTTCACTGTAGTGTTACCGTTAAGTAACGTATGATGAGAGCGGGGATCGAACACGCGCGGATTGCTCCACAGGTTCTTAAGACCTGCTCCTTAACCACTCGGACATCTCATCGTAGTTTATTATCCAATACTATCTAAACCCTTACAGACCAAAATGCTTCTTAAAGCTTGCAACTGAAGCATCAAACGATGGCTTGTTCCACAAAATCCACTTTGAAAGTGCACCAGGAGTATCGGGCTTTTCCCAATGCTCTCCCATTCCCGAATGGCGCTTTAGGTAGCGCTGCTTACGAGTCTTATCTTTGTGTTTGGTAAAATCTGACATCCCTGCGGCGCCGAAAGGTACAATCTTCTCCTTACCGTTCTTTTCAAAAACCGCATCCCATTTCTTCTCCTTTCTGTGGGATTTCCGGATAGTTTTTAGCTTCATTCTTTGTAATGGAAGAGTGGAATAAAAAGCTTCGCGAACTGAAGGATGAGAGTGAAAATCCTTACATCACCCAGCAGTTTGCAGAAACTATTTTTCAACAGCTCATTCCTCGCAATAAGCTTTTGAAAATCAAGAACAAGGATAAATTTAACCAGCGCCTCGGCCCCGAATTTGACTTGTGGACGGAACATTTAGAAGAGAAGTTTCCTAAGGTACTTGTGAGAGCAATGTTGAATGATGATGATTTTTGGAAACTAACTCTCGAGACAACAAAGAGTCTTCGCTGAAAACGGACTAATATAGAGACAATCCATATAAATAACAAGAATGGGGGATACTATCATCGGTGTCCAATTTGGCATTGCCAATCCTGAAGAAATTGTAGCAAAAAGTGTCGTCGAAGTCATCACCGATAAAACATACTCGGTAAACCAACCGGTACCTGGTGGTGTATTTGACTCACGTTTTGGCGTTATCGAGAATGGTAAGGTTTGTCCGACATGCAAGCAGACTAATCTGCTATGTCCGGGTCACTTTGGTCACATTCGCCTAGCTCGCCCTGTCTATCTATATCAGTTCATTGAACAGATTCAGAAGATTCTTGGTATTGTTTGTATTAACTGCTCAAACCCGTATCTTCCCGATGAAGATCTTGAGCGAATTGCGGAAACTGCAAGTGGAATTACTCGTTTCAACACGGTTCGTGAAGAGACGACTTCTTACAAATCAAAACTAAAAGAATCATCCGTGTGTTCTGTTTGCAAGTCTCCAGCTGTAAAGAAGGTTGACAAGATGGAAGGCAAGGTTGCCAAGCTTCAGGCTCATACATATGAGAAAGATTCTGAGCCGATCGTACTACAATGTGAAATGGTTCTACGTTGCTTTCAGCGTATGACAGAGCGTCACATTGAGCTCATTGGTTTCAATCCTAAATTCAGTCGTCCTGAGTGGATGGTGTGCACTGTTCTACTTGTTCCTCCGCTAACCGTTCGTCCCTCTGTTGTTATGGAGGATAACCAGCGCATGGAAGATGATTTGACTCACAAGCTAATTGATATTGTTCGTAACAATCAGCGTCTACGTGACAAGATTGACAAGGGTGATTCGGCCGACATTATTGATAAATACACAGAGCTTGTACAGTTTGATGTAGCCACCTATGTTGATAACGATATCAAGGGACTACCTCCTGCTGCTCAGCGTTCTGGTCGTCCACTAAAAACCCTGAAGTCACGACTTGGAGCAAAGAATGGTCGTGTTCGTGGTAACTTGATGGGTAAGCGTGTAGATTTCTCTGCTCGTTCTGTTATCACGCCAGATGCTAATATTGATCTGGATGAACTAGGTGTTCCTGAAGAAATTGCCATGAATTTGACATTTCCTGAGATGGTTACATCATTTAATCGTGATCGTATGATGACGTATATTCGGAATGGCACCGCAACGTATCCTGGTGCCAAGTCAGTCTACTTTACTGACGAGAAGCGAACTGTTCATCTCAAGTACATGAACACATCTCTTCTAGATTTGAAAAATGGTGACGTCGTACATCGTCACCTAATTGATGGAGATGTTGTACTCTTTAATCGTCAGCCTTCTCTACACAAGGCTTCCATGGAGTGCCATCGTATTCGCGTTCTACCGTATTCCACATTTCGCCTAAACGTTTCGGCTACTCGCCCCTACAATGCTGATTTCGACGGAGATGAGATGAATATGCACGTTCCTCAGTCAATTCCTGCCGCTATGGAACTCAAATATCTTGCGAGTGTTCTGCGTCAAATCATTAGCCCACGTACCAATTCACCTATCATTCAAATCTTTCAGGATACCCTAACTGGTTCATACCGTATTACCCAGCCGAACGTTCGTGTTCCTGAGTATATTGCCATGAACTTGCTGGCTCGCATGCGTCGTCCGTTTAGTTCCTATGTACGCAAGAATGCCCCACTAACTGGTCATGAAATCATGACCAATGTATTCCCGATCATGAACTTTGACGGAAAAATTAAGATTGAGAATGGTACTCTTGTGAAGGGTGTTCTTGGTAAGGATGCATTTGGAAAGACATCAGAAGGTATCATTCATGTTCTATATAATGATTTCAGTCCGCAACGTGCCGGTGAACTAATTAATGACGTACAGAGCATCGTTACTAAGTACAATTTATATTCTGGGTTCTCTGTTGGTGCTGCCGATTTGATTGCAAATGCAGAGACGTATGAATTCGTAGCCAATACTCTTGAAGAGGGTAAACAGAAGGTTGCAGATATTATATCAAGCATTCATGCGGGTACATTTGTAAATAGCACCGGACGTTCAAATGGTGCTGAGCTTGAAAACAAAATTATGAATGCACTAAAGGAAATCAATTCAAAGATCGAGGAGAAGGTTGATAGCAGTCTTCCTAAAGATAATCGAATGGTTCAGATGGTAGATTCTAAGGCGAAGGGCTCTAATCTGAACATTACACAGATGTTGGCCCTTCTAGGTCAACAGATGGTTGCTGGTCAGCGTATTAAATACACACTGCAGGATCGCACTCTTCCCCACTTTGCAAGATACGATCACGGTATCGAGTCACGCGGATTCGTAGAAAATAGCTTTATCTCTGGTCTGCGTCCTGCTGAGTTCTTCTTTCACGCTATGGGAGGACGCGAGGGTTTGATTGATACTGCAGTAAAGACCTCAGATTCAGGTTATATTCAGCGTAAGCTAGTGAAGATGATGGAGGATCTGCACGTAGAATATGATGGAACAGTTCGTAATATTAACGGTTCAATCTATCAGTTTGTATATGGTGGCGATGGCATTGATAGTATTGCAATTGAGAATCAACCCATTGAGCTTGGAGTAGCAAGTATGGAACAGCTCTACAAGGAGTTCGCAGCTTCTGTCGACGACTTCCGTGCTGTGATGAGTACTGATCCTGGTCCGGAAATTGATGATTTGATGGACCAAATCATCATGGACCGTGATGTACTTGTTCGCGATGTGTTTCGATTTGTTAAGAAATCCGAAGTATCTGCACCTGTACATCTCAAGCGTCTACTTTCAAAGTACACGAATAACTATGCAGTAAAGACCGATTTAACTCCTGCATATGTTGTAGCTGAACTCAAGAAGCTAACTGAAGAGCCTATGTTCAAACCAAATTATCTATTCCATATTCTTCTACGTTACTATCTTGCTCCTAAGAAGTCTATCATTGTCATGCGTCTAACACGGTCTATGTTTGACGAAGTTCTGAAGGATATTCGATTCAAATATATGAAGGCAAAAGTACACGCAGGTGAAATGGTTGGAACTTTGGCCGCTCAATCTGTTGGAGAACCTACCACTCAGCTCACGTTGAACACGTTTCACTCTGCGGGAACAGCTAAGGCGAACGCAACACAGGGAGTACCTCGAATTGTTGAACTACTCTCTGTATCTCATAATCCCAAAAATCCTTCAAACGTTCTCTATCTACGTCCTGATCTCGCTATGTCGGAGAATGCAATCTTCTACAAGATGAAGGAGATCCAGAAGACGACACTGCGTGATATCACACGATCTGTTCGTATCTATTATGATCCAGATCCGTCATCAAAGAATTCGTCTGTTGAGGAAGATCGTCAGATTCTAGAAACTTATCAGAAGTTTTCAGTGGCGAATCAGTCATCGTGCAACTCTCCTTGGATAATTCGTCTTGAAATCGATCGTACGCAAATGGCTGCGCGTGGTGTTCTAGATATGAATATGATTGCAACCAAGATCAATAACAATAAGATTCTGCGTGTATTCGAGTGTTTGTATACGGATACAAATTCTCCTGATAAGCTTGCTATGCGTATTGCTTTCCTTCCAGACACAGTAAAGAACTCTCTATCTCTTCGTTTCATCGAAGAGAAGCTGCTTGATACAGTTCTAACAGGTGTAACTAATATTGGTCGTGTATACCGTCGCGATAATAATAAAGAACTCATTTATGACGAGAAGGTTGGTGGTTATGTTCCTATAAAGCAGATTGTTCTTGATGTGGATGGTACAAATTTGCTCGATCTCGCTACAATTGATGGTGTAGATTCACTCCGTTCCTTCTCAAATGATCTCCATGAAATCCTGGATATCTTTGGAATTGAAACTGCTCGTCTAGCACTCTATCGTGAATTTATGGAAGTCTTTAGTACTGAAACTGTAAACTATCATCATATGATTACACTTGTTGATACTATGACATATCCAGGTTATCTTGTGACTGTTGATCGCTTCGGTATGAAAAAGAGTAACAATGGCGTTCTTGCAAAGTCTTCATTCGAAGAGACGTCTCAAATTCTATTTGATGCGGCTATCTCTGCTGACTTTGATAAGATGAAGGGTGTGTCTGCAAACATCATGTTTGGTCAGAAACCTCCTTGTGGTACTGGATTTGTAGATATTCTTGTGGACGAAACCAAGCTACCCGAAGGAGCTGAAGAAGATATGTCAGTGTTTGAGTCTGATTTGAATGCTGCAAATATTGCAGTTGGCCAAGATGTAGATACTGGTCAGTGCAAGATGGAAGATGTTCTCATGGAATGGTAAATTACTTTCTCAAAAGAATAACTTCAATTATTCCACGAAGAAAGTTACCAACTACATAAAGACCTAAACTATTTTTTGTATAGGCGTTGTAATATAATATACCCATAGCAAGAGAAAGACCACCGCCAACAAATAAAGCAACAGGAAGACTTTCGTGATAGTTAATTTTTAACTCTTCTGCGTATAAAAATGTAAATCCGATAACACTTAAACCGGCAAGAATAAATGCCCACCAAACCATTTTTATTTTAATGTAACACATATTAATTTAGTATATCATGGAACAACCCAAATATGATAGCGTAGTAAGCGCCGTCGTATCTGCGTTTCAAAAGAGAGCTGAATTTGGTCAAAAGAAATATGGTACTACGTTGGATCGAAATGATCTAACTTTTTTGCAGTGGGTTCAACATGCGCAAGAAGAACTGATGGACGCCATTTTATATCTTGAAAAACTCAAACAGATTCAATCCGGTCTAAATTCTGGATAAAGTTTATATCCTTCTTCTAGTTTTTCTTTAATTTTTTCAAACATCTGTTCCAAAGTAGACACTTTTGAACGAATGTAAGGATTGTATATTTTTTTACCATCTCGTTTAAGTTCTACACAAAATCCATGACCATGTGCTCCACGCGCCTTTACATAATATATATTTTTAGGAATATCATCTGGATTAATACCACAACCTTCTGGTAGAATAACGATTCTAGCTTTCTTCTTTTGATTCAAATTTTGCTCTCGCTGAGTCGCAAGACGCAAATTTTGTTTACGATTATTTAGTCCATTGCGATCGATATGATCTATCGATTGTTTGGAACCTTTTCCCGGAAAATCAAACTTCTTCATAACAAAATTATGCAGATATAATGTTTTTATAATTCCATTTATTCTAATATTTGTACCTATATATTTTCCATCTGTAATAGCATGCCAATTACGTGTTTTTACTGATTCTAAATCTTCTTTATCAATAAAGAACTTTAGTGGATTCTTATTATAAGTAACAGTACATTCAACGCAATCATCTAGTTCATTATAAACTATAGGATTAGGTTTTCTTCCCGTTGGCAACTTAGTTTCAGCATTAATTACTACTGCCATTTTGTTATACTTATTATATGGCTGGATTGTTTAATTCCATTTCACTAACTTAAGTTAATTACTGTATGCTAACCCGGCCATGCCGCTCATGATACGTAGAATATTGTAATTCACGGCATACACACGAACATCAAACGTTTTATCGGCAGTCTCATCTATGTCTATAGCGCCACTCATCTCCATTACAATCGTAGCCGTGTCAATGCGGCTAAAGTTGCACGTGCCAGACGGCTGGTGCTCCTCCGGCTTGAGAGCAAAAGAATACATGTATGCACCGGCCTGCGTAGATACTTTATTTTCCATAAAAGTACCACCACCAGATGTATCAAGAAACGTTGTAAAGCTACCTGTGTGGTGCTGGAAAGTCTGTACCTTGTTAAAGTAGTCACCATAACGGTAATCCATACGATCCTGACCATTAATCTGTAGCCACTGCTTGTGAACCGCTACCTTGTCGTACGTAAACGGTGCTAGACGGGTACCAACAGTGCCTTCCTTAGTAGCCATCTTACAATCGGTGTACGATGAAGGTTGGACAACCCAAACAAGCTCCTTTACAGGGTGATTGAACGTTAGATCGATGCGATTATTGTACGATGATATACCCACATCCTCATTATACTGTGTCTGCTCGATGAGATACTCGTGCGACTCCTGAGCCATACGACGGCGCTCTTCCGTATCTAGATAAATATAGTCAATGTAGATGGCAGCATGTGTGGGGGCAGGTATTACATTGACCTTGGTGAAGTCGCCAGCAATGGTCTTAGACTGATTCCACATAACATTGATCTTTACCTCGTGATACTGTAGAGCAATTAGAGGTAGAGCAGCACCCGGATTACGAGTGTAGAAGAAAGCAAGAGGAACATAGAATACGTTGGGAAGCGCAGGGCGGGAAGAATTCCCCTGTTCACCGCACCCCGTGGGCGGATTTAGTATCGTAGACCCAGGCGTTAAACGTCCACCTACCATCTGATATAGCTTTAGAGATGTCGTAGTATCAGACGATAAAGAATCCCATAGGAACATCCATTCACCGTATAGACGATCAATGAGCTGACCACCGATTTCCAGTTCAGCATACTTGATTAAGTTGTAACCTAGACGACCTTGTTCGTTATTCCAGTTAAATGCGACGCCATCTGTGCCCTTATACGGTAGAACAACTTCGAGATAGGTTGAATAAAGAAGATCAGCGTGACGACCAACAACGGCACTCTGCTTTGTGCCCCAAGTGGACTGGCCGGTGAAGTTGATACGGAACGGCTCCATAGCGAAATTCGTGTGGCGTTTGAAGAGACCCTTCCAAAACGTAATTTGCGGATTGCCACTGAGGTATGCATCTTGGGCGCCACAGGCGACGAGCTGTAATAGACCACCACCCATTTGTCTTTATATGTTAGGCATACTGAATTTTTTAATGGTGGCGACGACGGTGGGTCTTCTTGGTGTGGCGACGGCGACGACCACCGGCAACAACGACACCATCATCACTTTCACTACCACTTCCTTCACCACCGCCATGCTTCTTGTACGTCTTCTTCGCCTCTAGAATCACCTTCTTGAGGCCGTCACCCTTCTTGTAGCTACCCTTTGACTTCATCGTCTTCATCGTCTTCTTAACGTGAGCGAGCCACTTGTTTGCCATTTTGTATTGTATGATAGAGTTTTTATACAACTACGTTGTAGATTGGTGATGTTTTCTGCATAGGTTGGAAGGATACCGCGGGATCTGGTTGAGCAGGGGTCTTATACTTTTTAGGAACGAGCTCGCGTAAGGCTTCGGGCTTGAGAACTAAACTATTTTCCTGAAATTCACCAATATATAATTCCATCATACTATCGACAGATCCGTAATTCATCATGATCCACTGGCAGCCATATGTAAACAATATTTGAGGATTATAGTTTGTTAAATCATCGCCGATATCCGGAACAACCATGGTAATTGAGTTACGATTGTGCTTAATGAGTTCCTCGTGATCATAAGATTGCGATGCTTCCATGTATGTTAGACGACGTAGGTGAGATGTCGACCACGACAGATTAACTAATTCTTCCATCAACGTACCTTTCATGACACCACCGCTCACTACGATCATCTTACGTTGTAAATTGCAAATAGGTTCAACAGCTAAATTCTTACGTTGATAGCTATATGTGCTATCGAGCATATATGTGCGACATGTGGTCTTCAATATTTCAGCACATGCGTTAATTGTAGTTGTCTTGTTCGTATGGAATACTAAACTCAGCATAAAGGGGTCAGAAGAAACTGGACAACTTACGCTATTAAACGCATTGTTTGCAATTGAAACACAACACGCTTCAAATGGTACCGTATTATACGCGTAATCAGTTCCTAACTTCTGATTTTTTAATCCAACAACGGGTTTACCATTTCCATCATCATAAATGTCTAGTTCGACAAGACGAGGACCAGCTTTGATAACAAGAGGAAGAATAGAGTCAGAGACATAATCATATACCTTGGCTCCAGGATATAATGAATAAGACGAAGCGGCTGCATAGTAGTCACAAAGTCTCATGTTCGCCGGTGTTGTCGGACAACCAAGTGGTGCTAACTTTGTTACCTTCTCATATGCAGTAAAGGTAGAGTTTGCTGTTATCTTAGCTTGTGTACCAGATGGTGTGATGGCATGATAAACAGATGACGAAATAGCCCATACAATCACAGCACCAATAACAAAAGCAATTACATATATCCAACTAGACCCCTGTGGAATATATGATTTTAGTGTATCCAGATATGACGGCTCCATTATTTACTTCCAACACGAAATAACATCCCACGTAACCCTCTTACAACATCATCAGGAATTTGTTCACTCATCGGGATATCAAGTAAGCAACAGTAGTGGAAATATAAACAATACATTCCACATTCCGAATCTTGGTATTGATGACGTGTTTTATTATAACTCATAACCATGGGCTTTGAATGTATCTTTGTTGCATCCCATTGTTCTTTCCAACGCTTCATTAGTACCTTTATTTCCTTTTCAGGCTTTTCGGCATAAGAATCGAAAAATGTAATACGGGGGAATTCCAATTCGGGACGAATATCGCAAAATAGGGCTATCCAATGTTGACCAGGACCAGTACTTACATCAGTATTAAAAATAATACCAATTTGTGTTTTACCCTGCTTATAAAGCGACTGTATATCCATCGAACATAACGAACTAACTAAACATTGACCAGTCTTGCTCCTTTTATCGAAATCAATGGGAAATGCACCAACAAATGAATAATTTGCAAATAGTTTCATATACTGTTTTTCTAAAGCTTCAATTTCATCAGACGATAACCATTGTTCCGGATTTGTTACCCATGAGTTTGGTGCACGGGGTTTAGATAACATTGAAGTTATAATACATTCTGCAGTATCTGTTCTGCAGTGACTATGAAATCGTTTCTTCAATTCTCCCCATACTTTTGTTATATCACCCTTTGCAATAGGGTGTTCGGATGAATGTTCTTTGTTGTATACCGTTCTCAAATTTTCTATTTCATCCTCACTGAATGACATCCTTATCTTCAAAACGGATTATGTTCTGGCCAATTAATGATGACTAAAAATGGAAGGACAGATCAGTATTCTTCGTCAACTAACCCGTAACTATGCATCATATGACAATGAACTACGTGGACTAAATAATCGTGTTTATGAACTACGTGAAGCTCGTAAGAATGTAGAGAGTCAGATGGTTGAAATTCTGAAGCAGGAAGAGTTTAAAA